GGCGGCACCGGCACGATCTACGTGGGCTCGAACGCCTACACGATCGCCTACACCGGCACGAGCGCAGGGAACCTCACCGGCGTCACCGTCACGAGCTCGAACGCCACACTCAGCGCCACGAGCACCTCCATCGTCGCTCCGAACGTGGACGGACTCACCGATAACCCGATTCCGGTCGTGCTGACCTTCACGAACCCCTCGGCACCGACTGAGACCGTCAAGTTCCAAATGAGCAACGTCCAGTTCTTCAACCCGAAGCGGGACCGCTCGAAGGCTTACGTCGAGGTGGAAGCCGAGTTCGTCGCTCTCGCCAACACCACCGACGCCATCTCGGGCGCAGGCGGCGGCTACTCGCCCATTCAGATCGTCGGGACCAACGCAGTCTCAGCCGTTTACTAACCCACGAGAGGGAGGGAGACCCCTTGATCGTCAGCCTGCCAAACAACGAGTCAGCCACGCTCCGCAACTACGAGGAGCTGTCGGAGAAAGCCGCTCGCCGCATCCGTGTCGCCCTGAGAGGCGCACTAGAGCAGGCCGGCACCCTTGCCGCCGAGGGCTTCGACGAGGGCGACCCTCGCACGTGGGGAATGCTGAAGGACCTCGCAGGAGAGTCCACCGCCATCGAGGTCTATCAAGACCGCTGCATCGTTGAGATGGTGAAGCAATGGACCCTCGGAGACCTGCCGACGATGGAGACAGCGGGCGACCTGCCAGCGCCGACCTACGCCATCCTCGCAGTGAAGGCGACCGAGGCAGCCTCGCCATCAGAGGACTTCACGGCGGACGGTGCAAAGGACCCTTTAGCGGCTACCGGCGAGTCCGGCGACTCCGCAGCCACCTCCTCGGTAGTGGTCTCGAACCACCTGACGCCGACCTCCTAGAGCACTGGCGGGAGTACCGCTACCGCAGGATCGTCACCATGACGCACGAGCAGTTCCTCGAGGAGCCGACGAGTGTGGTGGACTGGACCCTACGGCTAGACGACCTACGAGTGGACGTGGAGAACGAATGGGCGCAAAGATCGAGCTCACCGGCCTAAAGGAGTTCACCGCAGCCCTCGCAGGCCAGCGCACCAAGGCCGACATCGCAGCGCACAACTTCATCGCCCAGGGCGGGCAGATCGTGGTCAAGAACGCCCGGCGAGAGTTCACCACCGTGGTCGAGAATAAGCAGGGTACGCAGCGACTCCTCCACGACTCGCCAGGATTCCGCAAGGCCAAGGGCGAGAAGCTCGCACGCTCAGGCCCGCACCTCGGAGGCAGCCGACCGAACACCCGCACCGGCTACCTGCAACGCTCGATCACCGCCAGCGCCCCGAAAGAGATGGGCCTCGGACGATGGATGGCCGAGGTAGGACCGCACGCTGTCTACGGGCGACGCATCGAACTCGGCTACGCAGGCGGCACCGGTCGAGGCCACCAGCACACCCGAGCTTTCCCCTACCTCGCCCCAGGCTTGGCAGAATCGCAACCGGCGCTAATGGAACTACGCTGGCGACTGTTCCAAGGAGTGTGAAATGGCAGAAGGACTCCTCCCCCCGGTAGTCGCCACCCTCATCGCAGACACGAAGCAGTATTCGGCAGAGATGTCCGCAGCTTCTAAGACGATGGACGACTTCGGAGCCAAGAACGAACTCACCGGGGCCAAGGTGAACAAGTTCGCCAACAAGACAGCGAACGCAGTGATTGGGCTCGGACTCGGAGTCGCAGCGGCATCAGTCAAGATGGCGATGGACTTCCAAACCTCAGTGACCCAACTCGTCACCGGCGCAGGCGAATCCGAGAAGAACGTCAAACTCATCTCAGACGGAATCTTGCAGATGGCCGGGACCGTGGGCCAGACGCCGCAGCAGCTCGCACAGGGCCTCTACATGATCGAGTCAGCGGGCTACCACGGCGCATCGGGCCTTAGCGTCTTGAAGGCAGCGGCAGAGGGAGCCGTGGTCGGGGCCGCGCCTATGTCGGACGTGTCGAACGCCCTCACCACGGCCTTGCACGATTACAACATTCCCGCATCACGAGCAGGGCAAGTGACCTCGGCGCTCATCCAAACCGTCGCATCGGGTAAGACCCACCTCGGCGACCTTGCCACCTCGCTCGGGAAGGTAATGCCACAGGCAGCAGCACTCGGCATCAACTTCCAGACGGTGACAGGCGGCATGGCGACCATGACAGACGCCGGCATGTCGGCCAGGTTCGCCGCAACGCACCTTTCGAACACGCTCCTCGCTCTGTCAGCACCAGGCACGACAGCGGCAAAATCCATGCAATCGGTTGGACTGACCACGCAGCAGGTGAAGAACACGCTCACGGGTCCGGGCGGTCTCCAGGGAGCTCTCCAACTGATTGAGCAGCACGTCGCGTCTAAGTTTCCGCAGGGCTCAGTCGCATCGGTGGAGGCTTTCAAGAACATCATGGGCGGAGCCACGGGCTACTCGACCGCCCTCATGCTCTCAGGAGCCAACTCTGCGACCTTCGAGGCTAATGTGCAGAAGATCGGACAGACCCTCAACGCCAACACGCCGAAGGTGCAAGGATTCGCACTCGCCCACAAAGACCTGAAGTTCCAGCTTGACAGCCTGAAGGCATCAGGAACCGCAGCGATGATCGGGCTCGGTCAGTGGCTACTCCCCAAAATCTCAGACGTGGCGAAGTGGGCGAGCGACGTAATGGCGTACTTCAAGAAGAATCCGCTCATGGCGAAGATCGCCGGTGACGCAGCGATCGCAGCTTTCGGACTGGCGGTGGCGCTGAAACTGAAGAACGCTGTCTCCTCGGTTCTCTCAGCGGGATCGTCCGTTTGGAGCGGCATCAAGGGCATCCTCGGCAAGTTCGGCATCGGACCAGGAGCGCAGACGCTCCCCCTCGACGCCAACACCGCAGCCCTCAACCGGCTCACGGAGGCGATGGGCGGCAGCGGAGGAGCCGGCGCAGGCGTGTCAGGAGCCGAGGGCGCAGCCGGTGGAGGACTGATCGCCCAAGCAGGAGTAGCGGCAAGAACAGTCGGCGGCCTCGGACTCATCACGGGCCTTGGATACGCCATCAGCCAAGTCACGACCCCAATCTTCAACGGCATCGCCAACGCCCTCACAGGAGGTCCCACGGTCGCAGGCAAGGGCGGAGGAGGCGGTGGACTCTCCATCGGCAACTGGCACGGCATCCCCTACCCCGAGTTCGGAGGCGGCGGGAGCGGGAGCGCAGGGGTCCACGTCAGCAACATCAAGGACATCGCGCCGGCGCTCACCCCGATCTTCAACGGCCTGCCGACCAAGACCGGCCAGAGCGTGAGTGCGGCCATCAAGGGCGTCAAACTTCAGGCCAAGGTCGAGGACGATGGCAGTGGCAAGGCCACCGCAGCGCACACGAGCATCATCAGCGGGCTCGCATCGACGCACCTGCCGCTCCTCAGCAACCAGACCACCGCTCACCTGCCGAGCATCGCCGACCACACGCAGACCACCGCCGACCGAGTAGGCACCACGAACGGACACATGATGGCGCTCATCGGAGCGGTGAAGAACCCGCCGAAGTTCACAGCGACGATCAGGCTGGTCTAGTGGCGCAGGACATCGAACTCACCGTCGAGATAGCCATCGCCAGGATCAGGGACGCCCTGCTCAACGATCCGACGTTCATCCAGCAGGTCACGGACCTGTCGCGCACCACGGCGCTGAAGGCAGCACGAGCCACCGGCAACGTCCACGGCAACGCAGCAGGCACGAACACCGGCAGCCGAGGATCGTCAGGATGACCACGGCCAACTCCTCGCTCCCAAAGCTCTCGGTCCAGGCAGCTTTCACGGACACGAACGGCAACTACCCGCCGCCGATGTTCGACCCGCTCACGGCATTCACCTGGTACGACATCACGCAGTACGTGCAGAGCTTCAGCACCCGTCGAGGCCGACAGCACGAGCTCGACCGCACCGAGTCAGGCACGCTCACGATGAGCCTCGACTCCCGAGGCGGGCAGTTCCTCCCGTGGAGTTCGGTCTCGTTCTCGTGGACCAAGGTCAGCGGCGGCTCATCCAACTACACGCCCTCGCAGATTCTCCAGGTCGGCGTCCCGATCCGCATCATCGCCACGTGGCTCGGCACGCAGTACCCCGTCTACTTCGGCTATACGGACTCATGGGAGCCCTCGGTTCCCGACTCGCTCAA